CAAGCTGTTCATCACATCACCTTGCGCGCTCAATGCCTGTCTTCTCAAATCCGCTTGCGCCTTACCGCCTCGGATGCCGCGCGACCCTTGAGCCGACGCCAACATGCGAGAGTAGTTTTGAAGCTGCGCGCCGATCTGCTTATTGGCTCTCTCTTCCATAGCGAGACGCTGTTGAGGCGTCAGTCCTGTCATGGGAGTATTGAGGTCATCCATAGCATCTTCTTTATGCTTCTTACGGCGCTCTTCTTCTTCCGCACGATCGCGACCAATGATCTCTCTCTCTCGTAAATCTTCGGCATCTTGTTCTTCTTTGGATTTTGGCCTAGATAGTTCCCCAAAAGCAATATCCCTTGCCACTCGCTCGCGTTCTTCATCTTCACGCTTTCTGCGTTCTTGGTCTTTAGCCTCTTGCTCCGCTCGCTTGCGCTGCTTGTTACTCTGGCCCCCAAGACCGATGAAATCTAGTTCTTTAATACGCCAAGGAAGATGCACCATAAAAATTACCTAAAAAATATGATTGATACTGTTACCGGGTCTGGCCCGTTATTTATCATTTCTAAAACTTGTCGATCCCACGCGCCATCTGTAACGAGGCCGTTTCCTACCTGCTTCACGATCAACCGGCTTTGCGGCACGAAAGGAAGGGGGTTTGTGATCTGGATGGTTGCGCCCGAAGCTATGTCTAAGGATTCGGTATGGTAGGCTTGGAAGTTGTCAGAAAAGTTCAGTTTCATCAAGCCGGTATTCAAGTCCTTCATCCACACAAACAGATCGACCAGATAATTGGCGATGTTTGTTCCTCCGGCGAATTTAGGCGGCACTCTGATAATCATCTGACGATTGTCCTTCCAAAGTCGGGGGATAGTTCGAGCTGGAACCCCTGCAAGCTAAACGTAGTATTTAGCTGGTTAAGTTGCAATCCGATTTGAATAGATTTTGCAACTGTTCCACCTTTAAGGTTGATCGTCACGAACGTATCCTGATATCCGGACCACGTTGTCCAGTCCCAATCGGAGATGTCCCAAGGATTCGCTTCGATCTTCGGAGTGATCACCGACTGCGTAGAGTAAATGCCCGCATTCATCCCTGAAATCCAATTGATTGCGCTAAAGAAAAATATCTCCGGCGCATTGACCTTGAACATCGAGGTCACGTTATCGAATAGCATGGCGGCGCGGATGAATTTCTTTCTCACGCGAGGCTGGCCGTAGTCTTCCCATGAAGACACCCATGTCGTCCGGATCGGGCAAACGTGGTCGGCATAGTCGAAAAGCTCGTACTCTCGGTGCTGCTTGGCGGTGTTCGAGGTGATGCCCCCTGTCTGAGAAAGCCTACGCTCTTGCCAGTAGAGGTTGTCGTTGATGACGTACATGCCCCCGGCTGCGTTCATGTTGGTCCATGTGAACCAGTTCTTGCCCTGATAGTCGTAGGCCAGAATGACCGAGTTCTCATTCGCCGCTCTCGGACCGATGTTGACCGGGCAGCCGCATGGCGTCTCAGCCGGTAAGAAGAGGAGGTATTGATTGTCTTTTGAGTAGTTGATGCCCACCGCGCGAGTGAGGTGGAATTTTCGGCTCGGAGAATCTTGACGCTGATTGTCGCGGAAGATCGCATCGATGGGCGTGGAAATCGCAATCGGCGTCCCGTTCGCATCCGTCGGAAAGATCGTGTTCTCCGCCATGCAATAGACCCCGGAGTTTTCATCGAGGAAGTAGAGGAGGCCCGAGGCGCTCGCAATCGATGAGTGGGCGATGCAGCCGACGTTCGTTCCATCGGCCACGCCGACGACTGTGTACTGCTCGGTCGCAATGTCGCCGCTGATCGCATAGATGGAGTTCTTTTTAAAGATCACGAGAGTTGAGCCCGAGATTCCGACGCCGGTGATGTCGTCCGCATTGGGTGGGACTAGGAATCGGTTGGGCTCATTGGTGGGTGATCGAAGCTGGTCCACATATTCCGGCTCATTAGGATCGCTATACCACACGGTGTCGTCGTTCAATGGGTCGGCGGTGTAGATCATAATGCTCTGGAAAGGAAAAACGATGGCGGCACGCGGAGGAGGATCACGCCGATTCACCGGGAAGATGTATTGCTGGAACAGGGTCGAATCGGCTACGTTATCTTGATATTGTGTCGTCGCTGCTTCGGAGTTGTTCGGGATCGTGAAGACAAAGAATGGCTCAGTACCTCCGATGAGTGTCCGATAGATGGTAATGCGAAGGTTATTCGAGATAGGTTCTTGCCAAGGAGTTGCGTCGGTGACGCTCACAGGCGCTCCGTCGATGGTGATGGTGGTGTTAGTGACAGCCGTGACGTTGCGTACATGTTCGACTCCTGACGTATCGAGAAAGAAAGCGGAGTCCCCCACACGAAGAGTTGGATTTGGATCGACGTTGATCGTGTTAGTGGGTCCCTGTGCTCCGTTTATGATAGCCCCGTTCGTGTTCCATCCGCTTCCATCGACTAAATTATCGACGGTGACACCGACGATGCTATTGCCGCCCAAAGTGATGTCTACGCCATCAGAGATGACGCCCTGCACAAGACGGCCGGTGGCATCGATCTGCTCATACGTCATGTAGTAAGTATGCGTACCGGCATTGACATTACCTCCGCCCATATTGGCCAGAGCGACCGGAACTCCATTCGGCATCCCGGCGCGGTATACTGTTTGCCCGTCGTACTTCTGAGGGTCGTCGAAAGCGCTTCCGATGTAAACCAAGTCCTGAAAGGGAGCGAAGGTGGCGATCCGGAAATCCTCTGTATCGAGGCTTGCCAAAAGACCCGGGAAGGTAACGCCGACTGTTCGATTGACTGCCTCCCAATAGAAATATTCTAAGACGACGCTCACGCCATCGGCGATGATCGACATCTCGGTCACTGTAAGGAACGCCCCCGGCTGCGCGGTGTCTCCGGTCGAGGTGACACTCACACCCGGGACAGCGATGAGCTCGGTGATGAGGGTAGAGATCAGATAGGGCGATCCGACGCCGTACCCCTTCCCCATCGCCTGATTGAACACGGTAGTCAGCGCGCTCTCATAATCTGCGGTCACTGCCCCGGTCACTCCGGAAAAGGTCACTGTATAATCGCCGGTGGTATAGTTGATGACGTTCGTGCCGACGCCCACATCTCCGAAGAAAGTCCCTATATCTCCGGCCTTGGTGTTCAAAGGCTGATCGTAAATAGTGAGGGTCCCGTCGGTCATTTTGATCTGTCCGGGTCCTAGAGGCGCTCCCGGCAATGTTCCTGTGTAAGTGGTGGAGCCCGTACCGACTGCCTCGCCGAGATGGGCGGTCACTTTCCCGAAAAGAAAGTTGATTGAGTCGGTGACGAGTGCCGCCTGAGCGATCACGCTGAATGGGTCGAAGCGCTTATTCTGATTGTCGGAGCTCACTGTCGGATCGACATAGATTTCATAGGCGACGTACTCGCTTGGAGTCGCTCCCGTGAAGGTGATGGTTAGAGTTCCTGTCGTCTTTTTATAGAGGTTGCCGTCGGAGCTGATGCAGATGTCTTGAACTTGGCCCGACACGATGTTTTTGAAAAAACCGCACCCTAATCCGCCGATACCCGCAGTCTGATATTGATAGCCCCGGCGCGGACCAAAAGAATCGTCCGGGTTTCTCTGGATGTTGACAGCCGTTTCCGCAACGAAAGCGGGCCTCTTAAAGATCGAAGCGGTCGAGAATCCTTTAAGCTGCTTGTAGTCTTTCGTGATGACATGGTTGGTCAATATACACCCCGCGAACCGAATGGATAAGAAGTGTTCCTGTAGTTCTGCATCCAGCGGATCGGATATTGAGTCGGCCGGTAGCGTCTATACTGGTTGACAAGGCTCTTGAGGGTTTGTTCCTCTTCGAGCATCGCTTGCTCCATCTCCGATGTGTTGGATTGGAGGCGTAAAAACCTCTTCACCGTGTACTCGATGATGAAGTCGTCGCATTGGGAATCTAGCTGTGAGTTTGTCGAGGAGTAGATTCCTTGGGTGACATAGAGTTGATCTCCTGCCATAATAGCTTGATCCAGCGCCGCCAATTGAGCGGCCGGAATGACATAATCGGGTAGTGCATTGATCTCCTGTGCATCGAAGTCGTAGTTGAAAATAGGGATGCCGCTTACCACGGGCTCCCCGTGGACATCTACGATGCAGCAATAGTCCACTTTGTCCAATACGCTATCGGCATTGGCTCTCATGTTTGCATCTTTTTCGCTCTGCGCGGTAAAGGAAAGGGTGAACACAACCGGGTTTAGAGTTCGGCTGACCACGCGCCCTCTTCGGACGTCGAGGCTACGCATTCTCTTTTGATAGTTGATGACTAGAGATGCTTCTTTGGTGATGTTCGGAGTAGGGCTCAAAAGAATCTTTCCATTCCGGATGCAGTAGGTGCTCGGAATGTTGATAGGGAAATCGAGCCGGTCCTGAATCATCCCTTGATTCAAAGTGACGAATTCGTAGGCTTGCGTACCCCAAATGAAGCGCACGTCCATAATGCGGACGTACATTTGGACTTCCATCGGAATGTCGTAGGATTGCTGGCCTGACACCACATCCTGAACATACTCTTCGATGTTCGCCGGGTTATCGATCTCGGTGATGGCCTTATAGAGCTTGTCTTGGCCCAAGTTGAGCAACTCTACGCCCACGTTGTCGTTCCATCCTTCCGTCTCGGAGTATTGCTCCGTGTAGGAAAGTTGGCGCGCCGTTTGAAGTAAAAGTTCTGCTCGTCTTGTACCCACAATGCCCTCCGCTGGCCATCACTGATTAATAGCCGTTTTTCTTCGGCTTGGACATTTTTTTAGAAAGAGATGATGCCGCAAAACGCTTCCGCTGTGATTTAGAAAGCATAGGAGAGGTGCTTTCTTCCATCTCTCTTTTCTGTTTGCTCTCGTACTCAGCATCGCTGTCCGGAGAAAGAGTAGTGTACCCTTCGTCATTGCTTTCGTCGTTTTCCCCATACATGCGGTCTTCGTCGGTAGAATGACCGTCGGAGCTATACACGGAAGAATGAGGCTCTACCTCATCGTCGAACGATTTATTCAAGGAGACGTCGCGATCTTTCTTGCCTTGGTAAAGCTGCATTGGCTTTACTTCATCATCGTTTTGATCTTCGTCTTCTCTCCGAAAACGTTTTTTGAACCGCTTGCTGAGTTCACTCATATCTTTTTGTGCCATGATTTACCCTATCGAATTAATGATTGTCTGATTCCTGCCGCTGTATCCTGCATCGCCTTTGCGCGAGCCCCGGCAAATTCACCTTGCGACCGACGCACATCCTTTCCAAGATCATGCGAACGGTTGAGAGATTCATTGAGCAAATCGGCAAATGTCTTGCGTTTTATCTCTTTTACTTTTTTCTTTTCCACTTTGGTTTTTTCTCTCTCACCGAGATACTTTCCAAGTCCCTCTAAGGCTTTTCCCATTGCCGTTGCTATGGCGACTGCTGTTGTTGGCTCCATGATTCCCTCTTAAATTCCAAATAAGCGTTTGAAAAAACCCGGCTTCTCCTCGCCTTTCACTACAGGAGGAACGGGAGGCGGTCCGGGAGAAAATGGGGTGAGCGGTATCTCCGAGAAATTATATTCTTCGGGTACATCGCTTAAGCAAATAAAAAGCTTTCCAGATTCTTCGCTATAGAAGAAGTTCCAAGCCTCTACGCCCTCTTCATTGGTAGTGGGGTCTTCATCGGAAATCCAAATTCTTCCGGTGGATAGATAACATCTTTTTGCCATATAAATTTCCTGTAATTATCCTAAAAACATTCCTGACCAATATGTAATAATGCTGCTTGCATCGCCTCTAAAACCTGCGGTATTTCCTGCTCCGTTGACTAGAGTGCATTGCAAAGTACATTGCTGACCGGCTGAAAGTCGGGTATAAATAGTGTTTCCCAAAGTAGTCCCCGAAATTGAAGCTTCTCGAACGGCGGCCGGGTTAGTCAATTGAAGAAGGATAGGAGAACTTCCCTGAACGGTCATATAAAGCTGTCCAATCGTCATGGCAGCGCTAATGGCTTGCACCAGAATATTGGCTGAAAAAACGTAGTTCCCTTCATAGAGAGGAGTAAAAGTTGTGCCAGCCGAAAATTGCCCACCTGTGTTCCAGAGAAGCTGATCGAATGCCACTGTGGCCACCCCTCCGTTACCCGTCTGGTTGTTGACGTCTGCTAAAAGGTTAGCGAAAAAACAAGGCTGTCCCGTAGCTTTCCATTGAAGTGCTGTTAAAATTCCATTTTTAAAACCGACTGGTGTACTCATTTTTTCCTCAAGTATTCGTCAAAACTTTTTGATAATTGAAAGTGGCTGCCCAGTTCCAGTTTTGCGCCGACACCCCTGTCACCTGAATTAACAGGGTTTGAGTCCCCGTGTCAACTGCAACCGAAATATTTGTGGCGACGTCGCTCTGTAAAATATCTACGACAGGATTACCTATCAGCGTGATATTTCCACCCGTTGCCCTTCTCGCCCCTACTGTTACAGTGCCAAAAATGGCATCTGAAAAATCACTCTGAAATCCATTTACTCGGGCGCAAATTCCTATCATCTCCCCTTGCGCAAGAGGGACTGAAATTAGAGTGGTTACAGTAGCATTCGTTGTTTGAATGACGGCTTGCATCTTTAAATCTTCGCTTCCCGTGAATCCAGAAGCTACTCCCCTGAAAGTTTGCCCATCTGTCCCGACCAAGTGGAAGAAGGTCTGCGGTGTCGCTGTGCCAACGCCCACTCGATCATTGTCCGTATCTACCACCAAGACGTTCGTTTTGACCACTAGGCCATTACCGGTGATCCCATCGATAGTCAAAGAGGCGACGCCCGTTACTTCATCGGTGTCCGATATGATGACCCCTGAATCTAAAAGCACAGTCCCGGTTGTGCTGTTCCATCGAGCGACCGCTCGATCAGTCGAGGTATTCGGACCGATCACGTCCGCAAGGGATGTGTTTAGAGGCGATCTAGCCGCCGCATTATTGGTGATGTAAAGATTGGTCCCGTCGTATTCAAAGGCTCCCGCTTCGGGCGTTCCTAAGAGTGTTCCGAGGGTGAATTTATAGGGAGCGGTCCCGGGTGCGGCCGTTCCAGCTCCGGTCTGGATCAAAGCGGTCGGAGGAGTCTCGCCTAAGCCTACTCCTGCTCGATTCCCGAATAAATTCCCGTTTTTTGTCCCTGCCATTAGAGTGCCTTTACCGATTGAAGTTTTACTTCCCAATCAATCGTGGTCGCCGGGATGCCGGTAACTTGGACCACTGCATTGTTGCCACTGACGATTAAATCCACCGAGGCAGCTAAAAGGGCGGTATCTGAAAAAATGTCTTTTGATGGAGTGCTGATCAGGACGGCAGTTGCGCCATCAGTGCGGACCGCTCCATAAAGGCTAACGCCGATAGCGGCAGCTCCGGTCCCCTCGATCCCTGAAACACTTATCTCAAAGGTGAAGGCATTGTCGATTGCCCCTAAATCCAAAGAAAAGGCTGAGGTAGGGGTGTCATCGGTTGTCTGAACAGCGCCGTATCTCTTGTCGTCCACTCCGTAGTAGGAGACGAGCAAATCAGTCGAAATATTCGCATTATTCGAAAAGACCACATCGCCCATCTGCACAAGACCTAAGCCTGTGCCATCGATTGCCGGATTGTTGTTCGAATCGATCTCTACGTTGACGATAGAAATCATCCCGGTTGAGTTTTGTGTGATAGCTGGCTTAGAGGAGCCGTTCAAAATCCCTCCGGAAGCCTGTAATACCGAAGTCCCGGCCAATGTGATGCCAGATAAAACGGATTGCAAGGATTGGCCTGACGCCGATCCGGTGAGAGAGGATTCGCAATTCAATGTTGAGCTCTTCAAAACAAGAGCACCGCCGGTTATTAATACACCCGCTCCGCCGCCCACATTCGATTGAAGGAGCTGTACCGTCGAAGTCCCGGTCGCGTTGTTCACGAGCCCGTCATCAAGTCCAGAGAAGGTGCAATTTTCAAAGGTGATCGTTCCAGTCCATGCGGTCGTATCGCAAGTGAATCCGTTTGTTACGCCCACATTGCAATTTAGGAAGGAGATCGAAGCCGATCCCGCCGAAGCGCTGCTTATGACGGAAGTGGCATCGTTCATGCGGAGATTGACGAAAGACATCGATCCGGTTGTCGCCGGGGTGTGCGTTCCGGTGACTAAAACCGGCACGTTAGAGGCTACATCCTGCAAGACACCCATGATCGTGATGTCAGAATATAGAGCGAGGTCTTCGGCATAATTTCCTGTTCCATATCGGACTAAAACTAGCTTTGCACTCAACGCATTGGCTGCATCGAGAGCTGCTTGGATGGTAGAGAAAGGAGCCGCCTGATCGTTGATGATAGATGCGGTCGGCTGCGTCAAACCGCCTGTGGTGACGACGCTATTGACTAAATGCCCTGCGGCAGTGAAAACAACCAAGATTTGACGAGCGCCGGTGACTGTGGCAGAAGAAACGCCGGTTGCAGCGCCGATCACGGTCGCCAAGTCGTTCATGGTGGTCGCCTGATTCGTATTGAAAGGAACCGCTGTGAGCGGTGTCCCATCAACTGTGGCCACGATTGAGTTGGAGGCGACAAAATTTGAGTCGAAATCGATCAGAGATTCGGATGGAGAGTTATCTACCACGAAAGGGGTATAGGAAGTATTTTCTCCGGCTGCTGACAAGTCTATAGTGCCGGGGCCGCGAGTAATTTGGACAGTGCCATCATTCGATGTTAAAGTCCCGGGGATCGGCTGTCCGCCAACTTGCCCGATGAAGAAATGTCCGTCTGTTATGAAAGAAGGTGCTTGAAGAATACCGGCTGGTCCGGTCATCACCATGCGATTAGGAACAAAGGAAGTGATCGTGAGGGTATTCACGCCCGACATGTTATTGCTGTTGTCGAGAATGACGCCGCTGTTTTTGATCAGCTTTCCAGTGATCCCGTCGAAACGGGCGAGAGCATTGTCGGTGGAGCTATCCGGACCGACTACATCCCCTGAACCTGTTCCGCTTCGGACTTGTAATTTGGCCAACTGGCTCATTAGACGTACTCGATTTCAATCCAAAATGTTCCTGATGGGTCTTCCGGAGGATCGCCCGCTATGCAAACCTGAAATTGTGTGCCGGCTAATTCCACGGCATCGTTCGCTTTCGCGTCTGTAACTCGTTGCGTTTCTGGTGGCAATCTTTTTGAGTTGCCCACCGCTGCATCTGAAAGGCGTCTTACATACACATCGCAATTTGTGTTGTTGACGATAGTAGGAATGAAGGCCCTATGTAATAAAGGGCCCCCAAGGTCTTGATACACACTCGTTAAATCAGTAGCAGCAATCTCTCTGATCGCCTCGTTCTTTAAACCATTACCTGAGTTTGACATTGAGATTGCTCCTTACTTATTGAACGTATTGTGTTGTGGTGTACTCCATGACAAAAACATCCCAATCTTGGTCTGCAAGAGGAGTAGTGTTGTCATCTCTCTCCACCCCTGTCAGGGTGAAGCCTGTAACGAGTCCTGCCGAATTGACCGTTTTGGCAATTGTGGCAGCGCCGTTTGCTGTAAAAGGGGTCAGATAAATATAGCAATTTATCATGGGACGTTTAAACAGCACCGTTTGCACGTTAGAAGAATCGGCAATAGTCGCGAGCATAGACCCGCGACCATCAAGACCGGCACTACTTTGAGAAGTAGTGACGGCCGATCCATCAATCGAGAAAAAGTGTGTTACGCCACCGCCCTGATCCGCAAAAATTGGAAATGAGCTTTCTGTGGTCATAATTCCCTCTTATACAGTTGACAGGTTGAAGATTACGCCCAAGAAAGTTGGCGGGATGTAGAAGTTTCCGTATGTCGCATAGAACATTTGGAAGCTGTCTAACGGTGTACCGCTGACTTGTAATGGGAAGAAGATCGAATCTCCGTTCTCGATGAATCCGCCACACTGCTCGCCCGCACCGACCGTATCTGGACGGAGTTCGAGAGAGATTTTGTTGCGGTTAATCGCGTAGAGGCGGTCTTCCTCGATCCAAGGAGATGCGTGAATTCTTACTACGCGGCCGTTGATCTTGATGGCAGCGATAGAAGAACCTGCTTCTCTTTCAGGAGCGATTGTCGGCTCAACGTAGATGATCGACTTAGCATCTTCGGAGTTTTCCAATTGGCGGAGAGCTGTGTAGCTCATGATGTAATCTGTGCAGAGTACACCGCGTGATTGGAATCTCATTCTCTGATCCAGCTCGCGCAAGAGAGCTACGCTTGGAGAAGCTCCACCCGCATCGACGCGAGTTGATCTCCAACGGTATCCCACTGGCACGCCATAGATAGACGCTGGTGCTACTGCATCCGCAACGCCCTTCAAGCCCATCATCTCGTTGTCGCGAGACTTTTGCTTGTAGACGTTTTGTGCTGGAAGCGGTACATCCGCGCCGCTCTGTCTGACGATGCGGATCGTTCTGGCATCCAGATCGATTGCAGTTGTCAAGAAGAGAGATGTTCCTGTGCCGACGTTTGTCAGGTCGAGGAGAATCCAGTTCGCTTGAATGAACGAAGTGGCTGTGATCAAGAGAGTGTAATCTCCCGGAGCGTTGGTCGTGACTGTCTGAATAACACCCAGAGAGCCTGTTCCATCGCCGAAAAACTGTCTTGCAACCTGTGAGCTGAAAGACTCTTTCAGGATTTGCATAGAAAGTTCTGTTGCATCCTCGAACGCGCCGAGGTTTGTGCCAGCTCTGCGAGCAGCTTTCATAGACTGGTTGTCCATGACAGTTGTACTATATACAGCCTTGGCAAAGAGCTCTGGCTGGATGATAGACGCTGTGCTCGAAGAAGGAAGAGCGCCAGAAGATTGGCCCCCGCCGTAATCTTGCAACTGAGCCATCACTAGCTTAGAGCCGTTAAATTTTTCGTTTTTGCGGATAGTACCGATCAATTGACGGTTATCCCAACCTGCTGCATCTACCTCAAATCCACCGTACGAAATCTGGTAGAGTTGTGACAGATCGGCAATGCTGATCTGTTGGACGACTGAACTCATAAATTACCTCTTAAATTCGCTTACTAGCGAGATTGTTTTTTTGTTGTTCTTTTTTCTTCATTATCTGATCTTTTAGAGCATCAACCGAGCTCATGCGTGAGTAGTCAGGAGTCTCGTTCCGAGGCGGTCTTGACCGTCCGGCTAAACCTGATCTATTCGCGCCGCGCTGTTTATTAGACAGCTTTTGAGCTGCGCCTGTTCTCTTTACCGAATTGACGACATCCTCGGCTATTTCTGCCAAATCGTCTTCGTCAAAGTCGGGATTTTGTCTCAGGATCTTCGTCAACTCAAAAACAAGTGGATCGTTGTGCTTTGCATCAGGTTTTACGCCCTTCAATGTCTCGTAAGAGATTTTTTGAAGCTCGATTTCCTCTGCAAGCTGTCCTACTTTATTCATTAGGTCTACTTCGTCCTCGACGCCCTCGGATAGAGCTGGACTATTTAGAATCTCTTCGCCGAGCGTATAAATCGTCTCTTCGCTGAGTCCTAAATTTTCCATTAGGTCTACTTTGAGTTCTGATATGCGGCTTAGCTGCTCCGTTTCCGTGAGCTGCTCTTCCTGATCCTTTACTTGCCTTTCAAGTTCGTAGGCTTTCCGCGCGTCAGGTCCCATCTTGGCTATTTGCTGCGCTTGCTTTCCTAATCCCTCGATAAAGCTCTTAAAATCCGCATCTGGATCAATTGTTTGGACTACTCCAAACATCTTCTGTAGGGCGGCTAATGGGTCTTTGGAAGCCAGCCCGCTAAATTGTCTGAAAGGCTCTTCGAGCGCTTTCTTTTGTTCCGACACTTTCCGCATCCGATCTCGAACAGCGAGCCCTCCGGCCGCTGCATCGCGCATTTCTCTGAGTGTCATGCGAACGAATTTTTTGTCCGCTCTAAACTCAAATTCTGCGTCCTCGGGTACTTCTACATGTCTGTCTCCCTTCGTGAACGTGAAGGATCGTGTTTCCAAGTCATCCCCGGAAGAATCTTGTCCCTGATTCCCTTGAGATTCTTCTTCGCCATTCCGACGACCTTGCTTCCGATTTTCTTGCCTTTTTTCAGCACCTTGTCCATCACTTTCTTCTGAACGAGAGGATGATACTCTTTCACTGGACGAAGACCCCTCGGAGGTTTCACCGTTCTCTTCTCTGTTTCGCGCTCTCTCATAATCTTCCCTTTCCTTTGCAGTTTCCGCAGCGTCCGCAATCTTTTGTTTTTTGTCGGATTCCCTCTTGTCGAGGATTTTTTGCTTCAATACATCAATATTGCTTTCGCCGTTTTGATTCTCAGTGTGTGATTGCGTCTCTGTTGTCATGGCCAAGTTCCCCTTTCAGGTCTAAAATGGTTGTTCTTGTTGTTCGGCGATACCCTCGTCGGTTGGGGGGGCTTGGGCCCCTTCATTAAAAGGAGGAGATTCCAGATTTTCCGTCTGGGCAGATGTTTGTTCAGGAACTCCTCCAAGCTCTTCGCCTTCCATCGGAATTTGTGGAGGCTCATTAGTTGGGATAGCGGTGTAGAATAATGGGAATTGTCGGAGATTGGTGATGCGCGCGGCGAAAGTCTGGGACTCGGTGGCTTGTTCCATCATTAGCTTTTCTGTGGCCGTCATGTGCCGCTCGAACAGTTCTTTAATGTCTGGCGACGAATTTTTGTACTCTAGCCCCTGCATAGGGATGCGATGCGATTCCCAGTGGGCTATAAGGTCCTCATATCTTTCGGGAGGTAATACTGCAACCCCATTCAACATCTCTTCGTTTTCCGCCTCGGCCGAGTTGACCGCTTGCGTGATCGCATTTTGGAATTTCTCCGATTCGCCCAAGCCCAATGTGTCAATGAAAAATTGGTCATCGACCAATCCGGGGAACTCCCGCTTGATCGTGAGCATGAATTGGGTGCGCGCCGCCTTCGAGTTGGCAAGATTGCTTGTCGTGGTCAGCGTTATGTCGTAGTTTTTATCGAGATTTTCTGGATCGAAATATTTGAGGCTGTACTTATTGTTCCGGCCCACGATCTTGATCATGCGCGGATCGTCTTTGTCGTAGTGATCCCGGCCCAGAGAGATCATGCGGCGGTAAAGATGCTCAATGGCCTTTATATGGCCTTTGATCGCCGGTGTGTTGAGCTGGATGCGCTGATCCTCGAAGTGTTGTAAAGCAACAAAACTGTCGAGCTGTGCATTCGGTGTCTGCCCGCGCACAATCGGCGTGGAAAGCCCCATCTCGGTGATGTTTTGCTTTAAATCTTCTCTGAACTTGAATATGGAGTTCGTGTTCGTTTGAGGGACAGTCCACACAGGCTGGTGATTACCCCGCCATTCCATCGCAACGATACCTGTCGGCATCCGTTGGGCATCTACCGCCGCCGACTCGTGAACTAATAATTTTGGCGATTCCGCCTGTAAGTTATTATAAATCTGATTAGTAAGTCTGTTATATCCACCCGTGATGCTGCGCAAGTTGCGGAACATGATCGGGACTGCCCGGCTACCCACGCCCAACTCTAGGTCGGTGAAGCGGATCAGCGGCAGTTTTTGGGATTCTATAAGGGAAGGTTGGTCTTTGAGGTCTTTGTTTTCGAGAACGGTGTCCTCGGTACACATGATGTAGCGGCCTTGCGGCATGAACTGGCAGCTTCGGTGAAAAAGATACCAGACCTTCGTATGATTCGATGTTCCCTTCGTCGTGTCGGAAACGCCATCGTATTTGGAGGCGAGCGGGTTTTGGCGGAATTGTTTGTTGGGATATTCTTTCTTGAGCCCTGCGGTTTCAACCCAATCGACCCAGTAAAACCAATTACTGTCTTCAAATCTACCTTTTGGGTCGATCATCGTCTCGAACGGCAGCGGATTCAAAAGATCGATGTCGCCTTGCCGAAGTCCCTTTTTTACCTTATAGGGCTCGCCTTTGTCGTCGAAAACCTTCTTACCGTCTTCATCTAAATACGGGAGGTCCTCGTCCATGTATTCTTTGGATTCTTTGACCAGATCGCCCTTGTGAGGGTTCCAGACCGGGACGACGAAGCATTCCCCGAAAATGCACTTTTGCGTCTCCCACCGGGTACGCTGCAAGTCGAGATCGAGGTCGTAGCTCATCGATTGGAGCCAGAGCTTTGTGATCTTGGCCGCCATCTTGTCTTTGTAATCTTCATTCGTCGGCAAGACCTGCGGCGTGAGCTCATTGGCCACGATCAAGCTGACCTGCTCCATTACCATGCGATTGCATTCGTTGACGTTGATCTCATCCGGCTGATCGTTGATCAAGCCCTGTTGGATATAGACCGCCGCCATCGGAGAGAAATAGTTGGGGTTCACCCCGGTATTGAGGAAGATTCTTAGATTGTTTTTCTGCTCTCGAAAGAGCGGCATGTAATAGTTGGAGAGAAGGGGATCATTCTCTTTAAACCAAGTAAGTACAGCGTCATCATTTTTATAATCAATGTCGTAAAGGGGCGTAACATAAGGTACTTGTCGGTTCGCGAAAAAACGATCGGCTTGCGAATTAATCGACATCAGTTATCCTCGTCTGTTGCGACGGAGGTGTGTCCGAAAGCTGTCCGCAGATTTTTGAATTGAGTCTTGGTGTTTTTTGTTCGCTCGTTTTGAGCCTCGACATCCTTTTTCTGGATCAAAAGGACGAGTTCGTTTTTAGCAGTCTCAATATCCAACTGCAAACTTACTACTTCCCGATCCAATTTTGCGTCTAGCGCCTCGAATCGGTTGTGCATCTCGCGATGAACGTCGTCGATCTCATTTTCGAGATAATCGAGCTTGTCCAAAATATTTTTGACGGAGCTTTTCAGGACATAAAATTGAAGGAATAGGAATCCGTTTATTGATAGTCCAACCAGACCCAAGAAACACATTACTATCAAAAAAAGTTTCACAATGATATTCCAGAAGTTAGGGTTGTCCTACACCCCAGACATATCAATACCAAATTAAATTGGGAAGAAAAATTTTACTATGTCATTTTTCAAAGATGTAACAAACCAAGGGCATAACCGATTTTGGAAGCCCAAACCTAAAAAAGAGGATGACGATGAGACATACGATACCGCCACGCAAGACGAGGGAGCAGATAGCGAAGGAGGAAGCGGAGAAGAAGCAGAAAGCAAGCTCACGCGCCAATTCCTTGAGGACTGGAAGGCCCTCCGCACAAGACATCCGGGACAACAGAAAATCCTCGATGCCGTACTCGACAAGGGTAAACGATATGTCTTCCTCCGCATCGGCAGAAAAGGCGCCAAAACCTCCACAAACATAGACCTAGCATGGGCGCTGGCGTTCAAAAAACCCCGGCGCACCGTCTACATTTGCTGTCCGACCATCGAGCAAGGTTTTGAGATTTATTGGGAAGAAAACCGCCTCCAATGGTGCGACAGTCCGGACCCGGGAATGTTCTCCAAATACGTTAAGGCGGTGAACAACCAAAAGTACAAAATGACGATGGTGAACGGGTCCATCATCAAGCTGATCGGAACGTGGAATGAGGCGCGCGGGCGCGGTACACAGCCGGACGTGTTCGTAGGGGACGAGATTCAAGACTGCTCGCCGGAATACCTCGACGCGATGGAACCGAACATGGCTGCCAAACCTCATTCAGTCTGGATTTTGAGCGGCACTCCTCCCAAGAAAAAAAACCACTATCATGTTTGGGAAGAACGAATTAAGAAAAATCCGGAAGGATTTCATGTACACTATTCTTCATATGTCAATACCGCTCTCCCCCACCTCAAAGGATGGTTGGACAGTAAAAGAAATGAGCTGCGAGACGCTGGAAAGGAAGATGTTTGGCTCCGCGAATATATGGCGGAGGACTGCTTCCGGTCTGATGATCGGGTACTGCCCGACCTCCAACTTACTGATTTTGATCAGCTCCTCTTCGAGCTCAAATCGACCGACCCAACTATTTTCCAGCCGATTTTCGGCTTGGTTGTCAATGAGCACCACCTCACCGCGATCTACGCCGTTCTCTTCCACACAAAGTACACTGGATCAAAAATTTATACCCTAGAAAGCGATCATTTGAATAAAATTTGGGACAAAGGTTATGGAAGCATATTTGCAGAGATGTCAAAGAAAATGGATAGTTACTCCTCAACATTCAAAAAGCCTTGGCGAAAGATCGTCTACGATGAAAGTTCATCTTTTTGCGACATCGTTTCCGGTTTTTCAGAATCCCGCAAAGACCTGAAATGGTCGAAGCGCGGCGTCCCACTCCTCCGGGAAATGATCCACAGCCAAAAGCTCATCGTTTCCACCCAAACCGCCAAGCTCGGAGTCGAGGCGCAAAATATGCTTAAAGAGGACGAGCTCAAGGATTTCCCGCACATTTGCGCGATGGCCATGATAGCCAACGAATATTACCAGCCAGCCTCGATGAACAATTGGGAAAAGGAGCAATGGGATCGATTGCAACCACTCCGTGATGCCGGATTAGTAGTCAATGTGCCTAAGCAGAAGGGGTTAAGACCATATCGCGGAAAATTCACTTGATGAAAAATAACTTTCAAATTATCTTTATAAATGAAAAACCCCTCGGTTGTCCGAAGGGTCTGAGTGATGCAGTGAGTTAAAAAGCCAACGGTCCAGTGACCGACCTAAAAAGCCTCTTGTCTGTGATGTTACTAGCAACGCAGATTTGGTTCAAGAGGTTCAACCATAACGATCGGATAACCAACCGATTTTAGTTAGGGCCAATGAGCCGAAAAACACACCGACAGTTAAGCGATGCCAAGCATCATACCGTCTCGGCAATTTTTTCGACAAGTCTTGTTCGCTCTGACTTTTTAGGAGCGTTCTATGAGTTCAGAAGAAATTGTAAATGAAAACTTTATAATCGAAGAAGAGTTTCCGGATCATCACTTTAGGACAGAGCTTCCTAATATTCTGGAAGAGATTTCTTTATCACATCTTCAATTTAGAATTTATTGGGCTATCAAAAAAGTAGCTGGCGACAAAGGAAAGAGCTGGCAGTCTATGGATGCAATCGCCAAGAGATGCGGATGCAGTATAAGAGCCCTACAAACCAATCTAGCCAGTCTATGCGTCAATTTTCCCATACTTAAGAATCGCCCGCTCATAAAACTACAGAAAAGAAAAAAACCAGACGGAAGTTGGGACACAAGCATAATCCATATAGTTAATATTTGGGATGTTAACGGAACCTTTTACCGAGAAAAGTTAGCAAAAAAACAAGCCGAAAAAGACCAATTAGGGGGTGGTGCAGCAAATGCACCAGGGGTGGTGCAGCAAATGCACCAGGGTGGTGCAGCAAATGCACCCAAAGAAGAAACAGAGAAGAAGAACAGAGACTCTGCTGTATCTATAAGAGCAGAGATAACAGAGACTCATAAGACTATATCCCCCCCCCTACCCCCTGTCTCTGGGTTCTCTGAAAAATCACTGCCCTTTCAGAAAGATAGAAAAAAAGTCACTGCTTTAAATGCCGATAAGAATTGGTATACGGCGCTTCCGATGGATCAAAGGGAAGTGTTCGATGAAGCCATTCGATTCGTCCCTCCCAAGGGTCCAAAGCTTGAGCAGAACTTTTTGACTGCCATGTTAAAAAAACATGGAGCGGCCAGAGTCAAGGATGCTTTTGAACACTCAAAGCAAGCGTGCATTAAAACCGAGATCAAAAATTCGTTTGGTGGTATGGTGCGAGTGGCTTTGGATAAAGGGTTTAGGCCAATGACCGATGAGGCTTATCAAAATCGGGAGATGGCAAAGAAGATTTGCTTTGACAACCCTTCTTTCAAAGCTCTTGAAAAATATGTATCTCACACATCAGGATGGAGTTATGACTATACGCAGCGTGACTTTTTGATTGTTTTGTGTGAAAAAGTTGACAGCATGAAGGCATACGCATGAATCCAGAAGATAAAATAAAAATCACTTACTTCAATCTCATCTCGGATCAAAATTCATCCGTGATTGCTCTTTTTGGTTGCCAAGAGGTAAAGAGAGACTTCTACATGGCAAAGCTAAAATTGATCCAAAAAAAGAGCGGCGAAGTGTTTATCGCCTTCCCAAGCGAAAAGTATACCGATCCAAAAACGGGACAAGATGCCTATTCAAACTTTTGCTGGTATGGCCCGAAAAATTCTGACGAGTTTCAAAAAACGGCCCTAGAATCGATCAAAAGTTATTGCGCCAGAAAAGGTATCGCCCACCCCGCGTTAATCGATTGTAAGCCAAAAGAAGTGGCAAATCAGGCATACGGATCGACAGTCCCTTATCCGAATCCAACATTCAGCGGAGCGACACATGCTTAAAAAGAAAAATGGCCGACCGAAGCTGTTCAAAGGAAAGAACGCTACCATCATCGTGACGATTTCTCAAGAGTACAAAAAACACTTGGAAATCTTCGTCAATAGATTGGCTGATCAGACCGACTCCAAGCCTAGTTTTTCCCGTCTTTTCCGTCTTGCAGCCGAGGCGATGTTCCCATACCAGCAACTAGACAAGACGGAGCCTGAATTTGATCCCAATCAGCTCGATCTTTTCCATGACATTCCAAAGCTTAAGAAACCAACCAGAAAATAAAAAAAGGAAGTAGCATGAAACCGACCAAAGGTAGAATCGTTCTTTACAACCATCCCGGAAGTGCTGACGGAAAATATCCTCCAACCCAATCTCCCGCGATCATTCAAAACGTGGCGGCGGACGGGACCGTGCGCTTGTTTGTGTTTGGTCCAAAGGGGCAGCATATGGACGATGGCTTGACACAAGGCGATGGCCCGTGTCAGTGGAACTGGCCTCCAAGAGAATAGTATGAGCATAGTGAAATTAATGGGGGCTTTATGGCCCCTTTTTTTGAGCGCCTTTGATTTCAGCGCATCGACTCATCTTCAAGTGAGCCCCGTCTATTCGACAACGATGTCTTGGATGTGCCTAACTGGCACGATGTACGATGAAATAAAGGGAACTAAACTAAGATGGATCGTCGAGCCTTCATTGTACTTTTCACCAGACACGCCCGTTTCTAGCGCCATCTCAGCGGGTGCTCAATTTCCCATTTTGGGAACTAAAATCGGTTATCATTTTTTTGGACACTTCCACAGCTTTGATGGCATCTCCGTGCAGCAATACGGACATACTTTAGAGTTTTTGCATCGTTTGTGGGAAGTGAAGGCGCATTACTATTACCCGGGAGAAGCGCCCGATTTTTTCTGGGGTAAGATCGTGTCAGGCGTGCAGATCGACGGGGAGTTCACGGCCCATTTGCAACAGACGTCTTTGACGGTGGGACCCATTCTAGATGTCAGAAAAATGGAGTGGGGCTCTTTGTTCAGGATTTCTTATCATCTGCCCGACATCGATGTGGGCGCTGAGGTAAGAAAGTACCCGGACTACAGGGTTGATCCCTTCATATCTTTTTTTGTGTCTTTCAAATTCCCAATCAAAGATGGGGGAAACGGATCGTCGTCCCATCATTTCAAGAGCATAGAGATTCATGGACCTACTTGCTCGTCCACGACTCAAGCGGCAGAGATTATAAAAACCGATGAACTTTGAAAACAAGGGAGAGGGTTGCTCTCCCTTGCTGATTAGATAGAGAAGCTGTACGCGATCTTAGCGCCATGCTCTTCGTATCTGCCTTCAAAACATTTTCCATAGAACGGCTCAAGCTCGACTACACCCTTTCCGAAGAGAGACAGGTGGAAATAGCCGGTTACGCGATATCCCGTTGAATTTGCATGGGTTTCTCCCGCGAAGTAGCCGGATGTGTGTTGATAAGTACGCACTGCTAAGTCTTGAGACAGGCAGCCCTTAACACCAAGCACCAAAAACTTGTAGAACGATTTCTCGATCCCAAGACCGGCATGAATCGCATTCTTGATCAAGTATTCTGATTTTGACTCTGTGTCTGGCGTCGTGCCATATCTGGACCACGAGAGGCCCACAGATGGGTAGACAGCGATGTTGTTTTGGGCTTGAAATTTGTACAGGCCCTCTACAAGAAATGTATAGTGTGTTTTCTCAGATTGCTTCATCCCTGAAAGGTGAAGTCTTGTGTTCAATCCTTCCGCTTTTTCATAACGGTGTTCCACGCCAGCTAGAACGTTTTTTACAACAACGCCATTATGAGTGTGTTGTTGCAAAGTAGCTGTTGGAGTGACCGTGCTCACTAGCTCGCATGTTTCCGCTGCCATGCCGTTCATTGCTGTGAATAAAGCGAAAAGAATAAAGAATTTTTTCATAGTTCCTCTGGGTTTTTGTCCCCCGTCATGGGGACTTAATTTTCTCTTATCGCATAAAATCTCTTATTGATACACTCCAAATTTTTGAACGGAAGGGATTATGACAGAGCAAAATGAAGAAGTTTTACCTCAAAACATCAATGAATCAATGAATCAAAACATCAATGAATCTTCTACGACGTCTAAAGAAGAAAAAAAAGATGAAATGGCAGATGTTCAGGTGAAATATGAGGTCAGCTTACAGCTGGATAATGGGTTCACTTACAAAAACCCAATGGTTGTCGCCTTCAAAGACCTTGAAAAGTTAAAGCAGAATTTCTTGGCAGTTTTTGAGAAGAGAGAGGGATTTTTCAATTTCCTCGGCTCAACAAAAAGTTATCATGACATAACAGCGATCCCGGTCAACCGAGTTGTGATTATGGAGATCAAGGTTTTAGAAATGTTTAAGAAGGAAGTTGAAACTTCTGCTTAGTCCAATCATCAACGAATTTTCTGACGTGGCCTAATTGAGTTTTTTTCGTAAAACCTTCCTGAATAGCATCGATGAAGAAGTCAAGGAGCATTCCCTTGATTATCTTCTCGTTTACGTTCTGGTTTTTCTGGGTTTGTTCTTCCGATTGTGACATTTGTTTCAGCCCTGACATCCTTATTACCCCAACACCAATTTCGACCCGTTTCTCGTTGAAAACAAACCCATATTAGATCATGCTCTATGCCATAGTCAATTAAAACGTGAGCGAGCGCTGGTCCTAAAGGTGTGTTTAAAGGAATCGGTGGGTTTAGTTGAAGCATCATAAGAAAAAAAATAGGGAGGCATGTGCCCCCCTACCATTCAGGAGGAGAAAAATGGAGATAAAACTCATCCTGCAAGACCACATTCCCATTCCAAGATGCGGATGCCTGTGGCAGCATCTACGGAAGCGGTAATTGTGGCTGTTGGTTGACTTACACCAAGGGTTGTCACCACTGAGTTGACCACGTTAGCTCCGCCTGTATTGAATACCACTGTGATCTCACGGGTATCTGTAACAGTTGCGGATGCAACTACCGGGTTAGAGGCAATCATGGCTGCTACGGCAGCTATAGTTGTCGCTTGGTCAGTGTTGAAAACAACAGGAGTCATTGGAACCGCGTTTACCGTCGCAACAATGCTATTCAATGCAACGAAATCTCCATCAAATTCGATGACGTCAGTGTTGGTTGCGTCATGCAATAGGAAGAAGAATGGGCAAACGAATAGTGCAGCGGTGAAGCTGTAGGCAGCCGTCACGGTAACGGGATTTCCGTTGATCGTGTACGTCACTGCTCCGGCTTCATCAACCGCAACTTCAAAATCGACCACAGAGCCCGGAACGAAATCATCTGTAGTGTCTGTTGTGACTGTTGCCGCTCCGCCTTTGATCGTCTCAATGAAAATGTTTCCACTGATCACGTTCAACACGGCCATATCGGCATAATCATCGATGTTTGCTTGGTAGGCTTCTTGCTTTCTGAATCCAAAAGCACATTCGATAGCATGTTCCGGAGTGGACATGCCAACGCGAGCTCGGAAGAAGAAAGGTTTGCCATTCTGCGCCGCGACTTTGTAAGCATTTGGAGAGCCACTTAAAATGCCCCCGCAAATCTCTACACCATCGCCCGCCGTCAAGTCCATTTCTGGATTGAGCGCCGGAATAGTCTCAGAAACAAGAGCCGTTACCGGCGCTGTGATTGTCTGAGTACCCTTGATGTTGTATTCAAAATCGCTATAGGTGAATTGCAATAGATTGGTCGCGCCTGTCACGCCAGAGGAAGCACCGCCCCCTAAAGCTGTCGCTACGCCGTTCTGACAGAAATTCTCAAACGTGTATTGGTTGTCCCAAACCCGGCGATTGATCGCAAGGCTATAGTCAAATTGATTGATTTTACTTTGTGGTACTACCATATTTCCCCCTTACGATCCCAATCCACATTCCCATTCCAAGATTCTGATGCCAACGGCAGCAGATGCGGAGTGGAGGAAGAAATGGAAAGGAACAACATAGATGCCGCTGCGGAAGGAATATGCAGCAGTCACGGTAGGTGGCTGACCATCGATTGAATAAGTCACTGCGCCAGTCGCATCGACCATGACTTTTAAATCATGTGTAGAGCTCGTGCCGAAGTTTTGAGTAGTGCTTGTACTGACTGTTGCAGCGCCGTTGAGGATGGTTTCAATGGTGATAACGTTGTTGATTACGTTCAACACGGCCATGTCATTGTAGTCATCGATGTTCGCCTGATATGCTTCTGCTAGGCGGAATCCAAATGCACAATCATCCGTGTTTGTCGGAGTTGTCATGGAGACTCTAGCTCGGAAGAAGAAAGGGGCTGCGCTTGCAATCTTGAAAGCATTCGGGTTTGAACTGAGAATACCGGCGCAAATTTCTACGCCATCATTGTCAGTTTGATCCATCTCTGAGTTAAGAGCGGAAACGCCTTCGGCGACGCTCGCAATCACAGGGGCCGTAATCGTCTGAGTGCCTTTTGGGACATACTCAAAAGTCGTGTACGGGAACAGCATGACGTTTACTACTCCGCCTGTGCCGCTGGAAGCGCCACCGCCGAGAGCAGAAACCACGGGGTTCTGGACGAAGTTTTCAAAGTTATACTGGTTATCCCACACGCGACGGTTAATCGCCTGAGAATATTGCCATTGATTAATTTTAGCTTGAGATACTGGCATAATGCTCCTTAACGCCTAATTTTTAGAGTTCCAACATTACCCAGACGGAAACCTAACTTATTCGCCGTAAGTATTTACGCGGCCTTCTTTTTGGCCGGGGCTCATTGTATTAGAGCCATATTTAGATTCACCGGGCTTCTTGAGCGGGTGGCATCCTTTCTCATTAGCCATTGTACTATCATGTCCGCCGCCTGACTTAATAGGTGCGCCTTTAATAGATGGTCTGCTTTTCATATAGTGCCTTTTCCTTTGTTTCCGCCCAGATGACAAATGGATGTCATACCTTACTCCCAAGGTTCTATCCTTACCCTATCGAACGGCGCTATTTTTGCAAAGGATTCTTTTGAAATCGTTGTGGTCCAGATAGAAGGCCCCGATTAACGATCTCCTCTAAAAAGACTTGGGCTATCCCATCTTGAAGAGCGCAGGGATTTTTACAATTCTCAATCAAGTCTGAAAGAGACATTCCCTTTACCATTTCTCTCGTAGCAATCCTGCATTTATCTTTATAATATTGCTCTGAATTTACCCAAGAATAAAAGAACTCTAGTATCGCGTGCATATAGCCTCCTTGGCCGCATACACTCTGTTTACCAAATCTCCTTTTATTTTTCTCCAGATCAACAAATAGGAAACTTATCTCTATATGCTTTTATAAATTCATAAAAGTATTTTCTTTTTTCGTTACTAAACTTTTCTTTAACAGGAAAAGTTAATTTATACTTATTTATATCACATATATCTGACATGTAGTTTATGTACATTTCCAGTGAGTCTATAATTATTTCAATTTCATGTATTGAAAGAACCATAGATCGTTGATGGTTTGGCTCTTGCATGTCTTCAATCATACTTTTGTATATTGATTCTTTGATTCATTAATTTTTTGATTCAATAATTCTTCGATGTTCAAAGATTTGGCAGCTTTTTTCCAAACGGGGTTGTCATCTTCTACCATTCCAGTCTCTTCCATCTTGAAGCGGCGGAAGACTCTTTCTTTAAACTCGACAAGATACATGAAGTCATCAAAGGTATAGATTTCAACTGACTCAGGCGTGATGATCACCCGGGCCGCTTCTGGAATCTCGAATCGATCCTGTTCATGCTCCTCTTCTTGATACAGGTGAGAAGCCACTTTGTCTAAAAATGAGGCGCTCATCTTCTTTTGTAAAACTGGAACTGCATCTGTCTCGGGTTGTGTCATTGGGCATCTCCTGTAATGTCGTTTGGAATGTCTGGATGGGCTGGGGCATCGTCTGCCAGCCTCTTAATGATGAAGCATTCTACCTCAGCGTTATCCTCTCTTTCAACCTTCATTATAAAACCCAAAAAGCTAAGGAATTCTTTTCTAAATTGAGGGCCAAGCATATCTTGATTGTCATTGAAGATTCTCTTTTCAAAGGAATCCTCTAGTTTCATTCTAACGGTGAATTCAAGTTTCATTTATTAGTTCCCATTTCATGATTAAAAAAGTGTTCAAGTGCAAGAGACATAACCTTTGATCGATCGCACTTTATTTTCTTGTTCAAATATTTAAGTATCAGATCGTTGAGCCTATCCTCATCAAGTGCATCCAAGTAGAATGTCATTCTTTTTTTAGAAGACTGGTTGGTTTGGATTTTTTTGTCATCTGAAATTTTATGATCGGATGGGTAGTCCTGTAGCTTCAAATTCTGCTTGATGGATTCCCCTAAATTCCTTAGTTTCTTCATCGATCTCCTCCTTTAATTCTATCTATAACCTCTTTGGCTAGACCTTGATAAGCCACAGCGCTCTTGCTAGATGCGTTATGTGCGAAGATTGTTTTTCCTTCTGCTTGAGCTTCATTCACTGAGACATTTTGAGGTATCTTAATCGAGAACGTCAACTCTGAGAATGTATTATTAATCTCACTATCTATCTCTCTTGATATGCAAGTATGTAGATTATAGAATGTTAATAATATACCAGCTATTTTTGTATTATGTTTTATAACACTTGACACTTCTTTGTTTATGAAGTTCAAAGTTTGCAAAAAGCTATTCACTCCCTCTAGGCTAAAATAGGAAAGAGAGATCGGCATGATCAAAAAATCCGAAGCTACCATAGCATTGATAGCTAGGGTCCCAAATGTTGGTGGGCAATCCACGATTACCAAATCAAATTGTCCCTTGGGAAGTTTCTCAATGCAGTTTCTCAATCGGAACTCTTTGGCGCCGGTTGCGGCCAGCTTCATTTCGGCCACAGCCAAGGAAATATCGCTTGAGCAAAGAGACAGATTTGGAATATTCAGATCGATCCACGCTTCTTTCATCTTATCGGCATCGAGTAGAGCATCTGCTATAGTAAATTTAGCTGATTTAGAGCCTAAAAAATGGAACGAAAGCCCTAAACTAGCATGTCCCTGTGGGTCTAGGTCGATAATGAGAGTTTTTTTGCCTAGATTTGCTAGAGCCGCCGCTAAATTGATGGTGGT